GGCTTCCTTGCGCGCCCGCGAAATGTGACGGGCGAAACCCAAGGGTCATTGACAATTGCTAACGTGAGTACCACGATGAACGTAGTATGAGTCCTCCCGGTCGCAAACCTAAGCCCAGGGCGCTCAAGATCGTCGAGGGCAACCGGGGCAAGCGGGCCATCAAGGCGGAGCCGGTGCCCATCATGGGGCCAATCGTTCCACCGTCATGGCTGGGTAAGCTGGCGTTAGCGTTCTGGGGGCGCATTGAGCCGCAAGTGAGTGGCATGAAGGTGATGACGTCGGCGGACGTCGATGCCTTGGCGCTGTTGTGCGCCGCCTACGAGGAGTATGTCGTCAACAACGCCATCGTCGAAGAGCTGGGCGCTACTTACGAGAGCCGACACATCGACATGGATGAGGATGGACGGGTGTTTGAGCGGGTCATCATCCGGCCTCGGCCCCAGGTGGCCATGCGGTCTGACGCCTGGAAGCGGGCCAAGACGATGATGGTGGAGTTCGGCCTGACGCCATCGGCGCGGGGCCGGTTGTCCGTGGGGGAAGCGAAGGGTGAGACGGAATGTCCGCGATGCGGCCTACCCCGCGATACGATGTGCGGGTGCGGTTAATGTGACGTGGTGTATCTACAGAGCAACAGTTCCGGAGAAGGCGGGTTAACAATTGAGACGCCCCTACTTCGACGAGGCGAAGGCGGAGCAGGCCGTTCGCTTTTTCAAGAGTCTCCGGCACACCAAAGGGAAATGGGCGGGCGTCCCGTTCAACCTGCAGCCGGAGCAGGAGGCCCGCATCCGGCAGATATACGGGCGGCTGAACGCGGACGGGACGCGCCAGATTCGCACGGCCTACGTGTCCCGACCAAGGAAGAACGGGAAGAGCGAGGAGGCCGCCGGTCACGCGCTCAAGCTCATGGGGGCGGATGGCGAAATTGGGGCCGAGGTCTATGGCGCCGCCTTCACCCGGGAGCAGGCGGGGATCGTCTTTCGGGTCGCGGCCGGCATGACGCGACAACAGCCGGTGCTTCGGTCGCGGTTCAAGATCATCGATTCTACCAAGCGAATCATCTTCGCCAAGACGAGCTCCTTCTACGTTGCCTTGCCGCACGAGGCGGCCGCATCGCAGGGCTACAACCCGCACGGCTCCGTCATAGACGAGTACCACGTCTGGAAGAGGCCGGATTTGCGCGACGCGCTGGTCAAAGGGATGGGCACACGGGAGCAGCCCCTGGAGTTCGTCATCACGACGGCCGGCAACGACTTCTCGTCACCCTGCTACGAGATGCACCACTACGCCGAGCAGGTGATCTCCGGGGCCATCACGGACCCGACGTTCTACGCCGAGATCCACGCGGCACCGGCGGACGCGGACTGGACGGACGAGGGGGTCTGGAAGGCGTGCAACCCGGCGCTGGGGGTATACCGGAACATCGAGGAGATGCGGAAGGAATGCGAGCGGGCGAAGCGCATCCCATCCGAGGAGTCCGCCTTCCGGCAGTATTATCTGAACCAGTGGCGGCAGAGCGCGAACCGCTGGATCTCGACGGAAGCCTGGAACGCGAACGCCGGCCCAGTGGTGAACGAGGTCGACATGGTGGGGCACGGGTTCTACGGCTTCCTGGACCTGTCGGCCGTGTCGGACCTGACGGCGTGGGTGATGATCTTCCCCCGTCTGGAAGACCCGGAGTGGGTCGATATTATCGCGCGGTTCTGGTGCCCCAGAGCGCGGCTGACCGACCCACTGAACCAGTACCGGACGCAATACGAGGCGTGGGAGCGCGCTGGGTTCCTGACGGCGACGGAAGGCAACGCTATCGACTACGGGTTTGTGAAGCGTCAGGTGATCGAGGACAGTACACGGTTCGGACTCAAACGCATGAACATCGACCGGCTGTTCCAGGGCGCGCAGCTGGGGATGGAGCTTTCCGACGAGCTGGGCGCGGACCGGGTGTTCGCGATGGGGATGGGGCATATGTCCTTCGCCGCGCCGATGGTGGAGTTCGAGCGGCGGCTCTTGGCGGGGAAGCTGAACCACGGTGGCAACCCTGTGCTGGCGTGGATGGCGGATAATGTGACGGTGAAGGTGGACGCGGCGGGAAACAAGAAGCCGGACAAGGCGTCTGGTCAGGGCAAGAACGATGGTATCGTGGGCATCGTGGGGGCGATTGAGGCGCAGATGCGGGGCACGGAAGGGGGTTCGGTCTATGAGGAGCATGGGATCACCGTCTTTGGCTAGAGTACGTCGGGCCTGGCTATTGGGGCTCTTCGTGGTCGGCGGGGCGATCTACCCCGGCCAGGACAAAAACGCCGCGAACCTCCACCTCCGACTCAACAGCCAGGGGGACAACCGCTCGGTCCGCATCAACGTCCGG